TGCATTAACTGAAGCTGAAATACAAATACTTGATGGAGCTACTGTTACCACTGCTGAATTAAACATTCTAGATGGAGTGACATCTACTGCTTCAGAATTAAATATTCTTGATGGAGTTACAGCTACAACTGCTGAAATTAATCTGTTAGACGGAGCAACATCGGCAAGTTCAACTACTTTAGCAGCAGCAGATAGAGTAGTTTTAAACGATAATGGAACGATGAAGCAAGTTGCATTATCTGATGTAGTTACATTTTTAGAAGATGAAAGTGCCTCTAGCTTCAATATAGATGGCGGTTCATACTAGAGCTAGGAGGTAAAAGCTCATGGCTAATACAATCAAATTTAAAAGAGGTTCTGGCAGTGATCCAGGTACATCTGATCTTTCAGTTGGCGAAATAGCGATAAGGACTGATACAGCAAAAATATTTACTAAAAATGATGGTGGATCTATTGTTGAAATAAGTGGTGGAGTAGAAGATGGAGATATAACCACATCTAAAATTGCTGACGATGCTGTAACTTTTGCAAAAATTCAAAATGTATCAGCAACAGACAGACTTTTGGGTAGAGATAGTAGTGGTGCAGGAATTATTGAAGAAATCGCTCCAAGTGCCGTAAGGACTATGCTTGGTCTTGCAGCTTCAGCCACCACAGACACTACAAACGCTTCTAATATTTCCTCTGGAACGCTTGCAGCAGCCAGAGTTGCGACTCTCAACCAAGATACTACTGGTAACGCTGCTACAGCTACAGCTTTAGAAACTGCAAGAACTATTGCAGGAGTTTCATTCGATGGAACATCAAATATTTCATTAAATAATAATGCTATTACAAATGGTGCTGGCTACATAACTGCAACTCTGACCAATGAGCAAGTTCAAGATATTGTCGGAGGTATGCTTACAGGTAATACCGAGACAGGCATAACAGTAACGTATCAAGACGGCGATGGCACTATAGATTTTGTTGTTGGCACGTTGAATCAGGATACTACAGGAAATGCAGCAACAGCCACAGCCCTTGAAACTGCTAGAAATATTGGTGGAGTATCTTTTGATGGAACGGGAAATATAAATTTACCTGGTGTTAATACTTCTGGAAACCAAGATACCTCTGGAAATGCTGCTACTGCAACAGCTTTAGCTACTGCACGAACCATTGCAGGAGTCAGCTTTGATGGTACAGCAAACATATCTCTGAATAATAATGCGATAACAAATGGTGCTGGATATATCACTTCTGCTGATGGTGGAAATGCAGCAACTTTAGACAGTTTAGATTCAACCAGTTTTTTAAGATCAGACGCATCTGATACTTTTAGTGAACTTTTAACTCTTTCAAAAGATGGAACTGACGTTATTAACTTTTCTGCAAGTACAACAAATGACAATAGAGGAATTGCTTTTAACGGCAGAACTGCAATGTCAGCCGACCACAATGACGGTTATCTAAGGCTTAACAATCAAGATGAATTTACTAATGGAGTTTTTACTCCTTTAGTTATGAGGGCTGATGGTGGCTTTAATGTAGATGGTACAGAGGTAATTAATGGCTCTGCACAAGTTATAGCAGCAAGAATAACTGGAGCTTTACCAGCTATTGATGGTTCAGCATTAACAGGCATATCGGCTGGTGCTACAGGTGGTGGATCTGATGAAGTATTTTATGAAAATGACCAAACTGTAACTACGAACTATACTATTACTAACGGCAAAAACGCTATGGCTGCTGGTCCTATCACAATAAACAGTGGTGTTACTGTTACTGTTGGATCGGGAGAAACTCTTACTATTGTTTAAATATGAAAGGAATTATTGAAAAACAGTTAGTTCAATGGAAAGAAGAATTAGCAAAACACGTTCAAACCAGAAATCAGGCTCAAAGAGTGTTAGAAGAAGAAACAAAAACTATTTTACTGATTGAGGGTGGGATACAGGCGAAGGAGATGTTGTTGAAGAAGATCGAACAAGAATCCCTGCCAACAGGTACAGTGGAGCTAAACCAACAATCAAAGCCAAAACCATCAAAGTAATTGGCACACTAGCTTTTAGGAGGGCTTCTTTAATCATGTTTCAAAAAATTGCTAACGTCTTAAGTATTGTTTCTTTTCTTATGGTAGCTTCCATGAGTGGTGGAGCGTATTTAGGCTACAAATATGTAACATCTGAAAACTTCAAATCTCAAGTTATGAACGAGATACTTGGAAATGTGCAGGGTGCTATGCCTAAAGTTTTAGATAATGTAATGCCTGATGCCACAGGCCCATCTGTACCTTTTATTAAAAAGTGAATTGTTGGCACTGTAAAACTGAACTAATTTGGGGTGGAGATGCAGATATTGAAGAAGATTTTCAACCTGTACTATATCAAGAGTACTCAATGGTTACAAATCTTAGCTGTCCCAAATGCGACTCGTATGTAGAAGTCTACAGAAGAAGAGATGCCTACGATTGATATACCTAATTTCAGAATAAATAAAATTGAAATACATGAAATACCTGTTTGGCAACCTTACAATCCAGTAATAAATGAAATATATAAACCTATTGTAAATATTCCTGGTTGTGTAAGGGTTCATAGAAATAATCTAACTAGCCTCATAGACAATCCCAAAGATGAATATGGTACATATACAGAATGTGGTAACTTTAGTATTCCTAGTTTTGAACCTTTGGATTATACCCCCAACGAATTTAAGTATGTTCAATCAGAAACCCCCAATCAAACAGAAGAGTTTGTACCGCCAACAGTAGAACCACCAAAATACGAACCAAAGAAAGAAGAAAACAAGCCTCTTTTTGTTGAATGTCCTGGACCAAATGACCAAAGAGTAGGCCAATATGCTTCAGAGTTTAAATTGGAACGTGTTATCGGACACGAAAGAAGTGAAGATGGTAGTAAATGTATAACCTTGTATGAAAGTACTAAATTCATCGAGCAGTACATACCGAATCCTCCACAGCTTGTTAGTACTGCTGTTATTGCTACTGTTGCTGCCTCTACTCCACTACTGCTTAATATTGTCAAACCTCTAGTAAAAAATTTATTTAAAAAGCTGACAAAGAAAAGAGATAAGGTAGAATAATTATCCGTAGATAAGTTTAATACCCGTGACTTGTCTACTGGCCTATTTTTAGTTCGTGAGTGTGCGGTATAACTTGATTAGGCTTTGGAGCGATACGGACTCCTTCGCATAATTTTGCGTACTCACTCTTGGGATCGAAGTATATACCAGCCAACATCAACTCTCCGCAATTTTTTAATCTTGCTATTTCATAATTTAGCATCTTTGCATTTAACTCTTGTTTTTGTAGCTGTATCTGCGTATTTGCTGCATCTAAACAAGAATCTTGAAATCTGTTATCTAGTGGAATGTTAAATGTAAATGCAAATCCAAAATTAAGTCCTAGAGAATCTTTGTTACCGCTATAATTTTCTTGATAGTAAAGTATATTTCCTGGGTTATCAGGCACTCCATCATTATCTGCATCTGTTGTGTCGTAGACAGGAGTTTCATAAGTGTAATCCATTGGCCTCCTTTGATTAAATGTTGTGGTAACAAAAGGAGTAAATCCCATTTGTGGGCCAGAACAAACTATTCCAGCACCATATTGATTCTCTACCATTGGACCGCCCAATACTTGAGTAGCAAAGTTAGATACTGAAGATGATGACTGTGCCACGGGTGCAGCCGTATTGCTCGTATTAGCAAATACTGGATTACCTATAAGACTTATTGCGAGAAGATAGTTGTGGTATCTGTGACGCTTGTGCTTTCTATGGTTCGTGTTATATCGGTTACGGATTCTAAACCAGGTGCTTGATAAACTTCTGTAAATTGAAAGGCATCTCCCTGAGTTGTTTGAGTCCAGTTGGGTCGTTGATCTAGATTTAATCCCTGCCATGTATGAGTAGTTCCGTTTATAGTTTCATTAACAGTGGTAGCTGCTGGAGATATAGAAGATCCATCATGCTGAATCCCTGATCCTGTGACGGAGTAGAGAAACCCAGAATTATATTCTGTTGTTCGTATAGATTCTGTAATAATTGTGGAAGTTTCTGTTCGACTTGTGGAACTTCCCTGCGTAAAATTAGGTACAACTGGCACAGCGTAACAAGGAGAAGATATAACAAAGCCAAGAAGAAGTAGCCTCCTCATTCGATAGTAAGATCAACGACAAACTGACCTGTTATTACGATACCTGTTCCCGTTCCTGGTGTCATCGTAATCGTATGATTGTCTATCGCAACCGCAGCCGTGCCTACGCTTCCAGCACTTGTGCTTGTAAGGTCCGAAAAATTTGGCACAGTACCTACTGTAACTGCACTACCTGGCGTAGCATCTCCTTCCACATAAGATTGAGCAAAACTAAAAGCTTCTCCGCTAGTTGCTTGGGCTGCAGAAGGAAAAGTTACTGATGGAACTCCGTTTGTAGTAGAACCAAAACCACCTACTGTAGCTGCTGAATTGGAATCTACAGTTGTAACATTATTTCCGCTTATGCTATATGACGAACCAATTTTATCTGCTGTACTTGCAGCCGATAAAGATTCAAATTTAACGCTCGAAGATATTGAATGATTCATGTCCGCATAAGCTGGTGCGGATACAAGAAATAGAAATGGAAGTAGTTTTTTCATTTTTTAGGTTTTGGGTCGATTACTTCAGCACCTTCTATTTTGATAGGTGTTATTACCCTTATAGTTTGAACCATACCATTTTCTGTGGCAACCTTGTCGTCTTTCTTATTACCTTTTTTAGCTTGCTCTAATCCGAAACTGGAAAGTGCAGTAGCTAGGAGACTTGCAGGAAAAGTTATATCCTGCTTCTCTCCTGTAGTAATACCTGGGATCTTAGGCAAGTAGTTACTCGTAACGAGAAGGCCACTCCAAAAAACTACCAAAAGCCTAACTGCAACTGAGATATATTCAAATTGCTCTTCTTTATCTTCAAACTTTTCTTTTATCTTATCCATCATACCTTTTTTCTCTTCAGCCATGGAGTGTAATATCTCTTGTTATATAGTAGCAAGTTAGCTATGTTTGGGAAGTAACACATAAAAACGATGGTAAAAATCTTCAAACCTATTCTTTTAGTCTTTATCAAATCAAAAGCAATGAAGAGATTGATAGTGGATCTGTTAAAAGCAATAGCCAAGCAAACAGACAATACAATAGATGATCAAGCAGTTGCTTTTATAGAAGCCAGAATGTTTCCAGGATCTACCACATCTCTTCAATAAAATGAAAGTTACCAAATTTCTCAACATTGATATAGAGCCAGCACCACCAGAGTTGGAACTAGAAATTGAAATGCAGTGTAGAGAGATTATGAAAAGTAATAATTTAGATAATATAAAAAGATACTGCACTCACATGGTCAGGAAAAAATTTGACCAAGATATTTTTATGGCTTCGTTACTAAATAGACTTATAGAACTAGAAGCTGATCGTGTTGTAAAAGAAATGAGAAAAGAAAGACCAAAAAATTTATACCCTAAAACGACAAAAGAAATCTTAAAAAAGTTTTTTAATATAGGTTAGTCACACAACACATAACGAGCCTTCATATCATCTACTGTCATTTCTGGGTACTGGATCGTGTGCCAAATATGCTTACATTTAAAACACTGCCTTCTACGAACAATAACGTGTTTTGAGTTTCGATCAGACCTTCTTACTTTTTGGTCAGTATATTCCTGACACTTAGGACAAGCGACCCAAGATATTCTTTTCATTTTAGTTAATTTAGTTTTTCTGCTTTCTTCCTTCGATTCGCCTTTGTACAGATTCTCTCCACATCAACTCATCTTTGGCTTCTGCAATTTTATATTCTGAACTAGGAAATTCACGTTGTAAAGCCTCATAAGCTACTTTTCTAACCCATG